CCAGTAGGAGCAGCGTCAGCTGGCTTTGCATTAGCAATGGCCGTGGCGTTATAAATAGGAAAAAAATATGGCACAAAATTTTAGAAACAATTTACAAAGAAACGTTGGTACATCTCCAGTCACTTTAGTAACTGGTGGAGACTTTGATGCAGTTATTGGTATCAGAATCTGTAACACTAGCGCTTCAACTGTTTTGGCTAGTTGTCAGATTGTAAATGGCGGAAACGATCACTTCATTGCAAAAGAAGTTAGCGTTCCACCAAACTCTGCAATCGAACTAATTCAAGGCGGTGCAAAAATTGTGTTGGCAAATGGTGACGTACTTAAAGCTCAAAGCAATACCGCTTCATCTTTAGATATTGTTACATCATTTATCGACGAAATAAGTACGTAGGAGTAATTATGACGGCAATAGTAAATGGAATCCAATACATCGGAGGCGGAACGGCTCCAAATGAATTTATACCAAATCAAGCAGGTACGATTGATGGCACACAAACTGTTGAGAACGGTGTTCTTGCAGGACCTATCACTATACCTGGTACAGTAACAGTAACAGGGACTTTAGTAATATTATAATGTCAAAAATAGAAGTAGATGCAATAACACAACAATCAGGATCAACACTTACAGTTGGTGGTGGAGCTAGTAAAACTGTTGTTGCTGATGCAACTACTGTAACTTTAGGTAGATGTGGTGGAACTGTAGCGTTAGCTTCAGGTGCTAGTCAAACAGGTTTTGGTAGAACAGGAACTGTAGATTGGCAGACAGGATCAATAAAAACATCAACTTTTACTGCAGTAAATGGTGAAGGTTATTTTGTTAATACTACAGGTGGAGCCGTAACTGCAAACTTACCAGCAGGTTCTGCTGGAGCAATAGTTTCATTTTCAGATTACACAAGAACTTTTGGAACAAATGCATTAACAATTAATCCAAACGGTTCAGAAAAAATAGGTGGTGTAGCAGATGATGCAGTATTAAATGTTAACGGTCAGGCAATTACTTTAGTTTATGTAGATGCAACAGAAGGTTGGATAAATATTCAAAATGCAGAAGACACAGAAACAGGACAATCATTCATAACAGCTACAGGTGGAACAATCACCACTTGTGGAAATTGCAAAATCCATACATTTACAGGTCCAGGTACTTTTACTGTATGCACTGCAGCAAATTGTGCGGCCAATAACATTGTATCATATTTAGTAATCGCTGGTGGGGGTGGTAGCGGAAAAAATAGAGGTGGTGGCGGTGGAGCAGGAGGATTTAGAGAAGTTAAAAACCCTGTAACCCCATATACAGCAAGTCCATTAGATGGTTATCCAAGTGCCCCAAACAGAGTTACAGTTACAGCAACAGCTTTTCCAATTGTTGTGGGTGCAGGAGGTGCGGGTGTTCCCTCACCATCACCTGATACTTCTCTCGCATCAAAAGGAGTTGATTCAAGTGCTTTAGGAATCACATCAACAGGTGGTGGTGGTTCTGGTTCAAGAGATACAGGATCTTTACAACCTGCCCCAGCAGTTCCATCAGCTTCTGGTGGTTCTGGTGCTGGTTACGGTTCATCTGGTCCAAGTGGAGCTTCTCCAACTTCGTCTCCAAACGGAGGATCAGGAAACACACCTCCTGTTAGTCCATCTCAAGGATCTAATGGAGGTTCGAATGGAAGATCTTCTTGTTATTCAGGTGGAACTGGTGGTGGTGGAGCAACCGTACAAGGAAGTCCACAAAATATAAGTGTCCCAACAGTGCCTGGTTTTCCTGTAGGAGGAAATAGAGGTGTAGCTATTGTTGCTGCTGCAGGAGGAGAAGGTGGTGATGGTGGGCAAGGCGCAACTACAAGTATTACAGGTTCAGCGGTAGGTTATGCTGGCGGCGGCGGTGGAGGTGGTTCTTGTAATCCATCACAATGGTCACCAAACGATTCTCAAGGAGGCACAGGTGGAATGTTTGGAAATCCTGGCACAGGAACAGGTGCTTTATTTGGTGGTGGTAATGGAGGAAGTCATAATAATGCAGGAGGAGCTGGAACAGCTAACACTGGCGGTGGTGCAGGCGGCGGTGGTGGTGGCGGATATGCTGGTGCTGCAGGTGGCTCTGGTATAGTAGTAATAAGGTATAAATTTCAATAATTATGACAAGTACAATTAAAGTAAACAATATACAAAACCAATGCGGTCAAAACATCATTAACGAGAATAGTAATACTATTACTCTTGGCGCTAGTGGTGATACGATTGCTTTAGCATCAGGTGCAAGTCAGACAGGTTTTGGTAGAACAGGAACTGTAGATTGGGAAACAACTCCAAAAACGACAACTTTTTCTGCTGTGTCTGGAGATGGATTTTTTTGTAACACAACATCAGGTGGTTTTACAGCTAACTTACCTGCAGGTGTCGCAGGAGCTATAGTTTCTTTTGCAGATTATGCAGGAACTTGGCAAACAAATAGTTTAACCGTTTCACCAAATGGAACAGATAAAATTGGCGGTGTAAATACAAATGTGGGTTTAAATACTGAAGGTCAATCAGTTACATTTGTTTATGTTGATTCAACACAAGGTTGGGTTAATGTTCAAGATTCAACTTCTAATGTTAGAGGTAATCCTTTTATAGTAGCTACAGGTGGAACTATTACAACATCTGGAAATTGTAAAATTCACACTTTTACAGGACCTGGAACTTTTGCAGTAACAAATATTGCGGCTTGTGCAACACAAAATATAATGTCTCATATGATAGTTGCTGGAGGAGGTGGTGGTACAGCTGGAAATCCAGGAGCTGGTGGTGGAGGTGGAGCTGGAGGATTTAGAGAAGTTAAAAACCCTGTAACCCCATATACAGCAAGTCCATTAGATGGATATCCTAGTGCACCTAATAGAGTGACACTTACAGTACAATCATATCCAATTGTGGTAGGTGGTGGGGGATCTGGAGGTAATGCTTCTGCTCCAGGTAATCCAGGTAGAACAGGAACAGCAGGAAATGTTTCATCTTTTGGAGGAATTGCATCAGCAGCAGGCGGTGGTGGTAAAATATCAAATTGTTTTTCAGGTGATGGGGGATCTGGTGGAGGAACACCTCATCCAAGTATTCCAGCAGGATCAGGAAACACACCTCCTACTACTCCAGCACAAGGAACAAATGGTGCTCCTGGTGCACCAGGAGGAAGTGGATTAGATGCAGGTGGTGGTGGCGGTGGAGCAACAGTTGCAGGCACAGCAGGTTCAAATCCAGGACCAGGTGGTCCAGGTGGTGCAGGCGCAACTACTTCAATTAATACAACTCCAACAGCTTATGCTGGTGGTGGAGGTGGTGGAAAAAGAAATTGTAGTTCTGATGGACCAGCAGGTTCAGGTGGAACAGGTGGTGGTGGAAATGGATCTTTAGGAAGTCCTGGAAGTCCGACAGCTGGAGGAACTAACACTGGTGGTGGTGGAGGTGCCGGTGCTTATGGACCTCAACCAGGAAATAATGGTTCTAATGGTGGTTCTGGTATAGTAATAATAAGATACAAATTTCAATAGGTAAATTATGAGTGAAATAAAAGTAAATAAAATTAGTCCAAGAACAAATTGTGGCACAGTCCAGTTAGGAGATAGTGGTGACACTATTACAATTCCTGCTGGTGCAACAATTACAAATTCTGGTACAGCTGCAGGTTTTGGTTCTACAGGTGAAGTATCTTGGAACACAACAAAAGTAACAACAGGTTTTACAGCAGCTTCTGGTATTGGATATTTTGCAGATACGAGTAGTGGAGGTTTTACAATTACACTTCCTGCAACGCCAAGTGCAGGAAATGTTATAGCAATTTCAGACTACACAGGAACTTTTGCTACTAACAACATAACAGTTGGTAGAAATAGTTCTAATATTAATGGAGCTGCAGCTGATATAGTTTTAGCTAAAAATAATATTACAGTGCAACTTATATATGTAGATGCAACTGAAGGATGGAGAATTGTTTTTACAGGTTCTCAAACAGGAAATGGTTTATTTGAAAATTTTATATGTGCATCGGGTGGGACAATAACTACATCTGGAGATTGTAAAATTCATACATTTACAGGTCCAGGGACCTTTACGATAAACAACGTTGCTTGTACTGCAGCAAACAACGTAGTTTCATATATGGTAGTTGCAGGTGGAGGCGCTGGAGGAATTGGTGATGGTGGTGGTGGAGGCGCTGGAGGATTTAGAGAATATAAATCACCTGTTACGCCTTATACAGCTAGTCCATTAAATGGTAATCCAGGTGGAACAGCAGTCACGGTTACAGCACAAGCTTATCCAATTACAGTTGGAGCTGGCGGTACAGTTGGTAATGGACCTGCATCTGGAGGAAATGGAAATCCATCAGTTTTTTCAACAATAACATCAACAGCTGGTGGTGGGTCACCAAATAACACAAGTCCACCTTTTAATGGAAATCCTGGTGGTTCTGGTGGTGGTGGAGGTGGTAAACAACCTCCTGCTGGTACTACAACTGGTGGAAGTGGAAATACACCTCCTGTTAGTCCATCTCAAGGAAGTGACGGAGGAGATGGTGAATTTGTATGTGGTAGTCACAACAGCGGTGGTGGAGGTGGTGGAGCAACTGCTGTAGGAACTGATGCAGGACCTAACCCAAGTAAAGATCCAACATCTGGTGGTTTTGCTGGAGGTGCAGGTGCTACGTCTCATATAACCGGTTCTCCTGTAACTTATTCAGCAGGTGGAACTGGAGATTTTCCAACTAATCCAGTAGGGCCTTACAATGAAAATATAAGTAGAGCAAATGGTGGTGGAGGTGGAACTGGTTTATGTAATGGTGGAGCACCATCAGTAGCTGGAAATCAAGGTGGTTCAGGAATTGTTGTTATAAGGTATAAATTTCAGTAGTTGAATGATAATTAAAATTAATATATAAGGAGAAACATTATGGCACATTTTGCAAAATTAGGAGCTAACGGAAAAGTTATTCAAGTATTAACTTTGAATAATTCTGATATGCTTAACGCTGATGGTGTTGAGGATGAATCAGTAGGTCAACAATATTTAGAAACACATAATAATTGGCCTGCACAAATGTGGATTCAAACTTCATACAATACACAAGGTGGCACACATTTAGGTGGTGGTACACCATTAAGAGGAAACTACGCAGGTATAGGTTATACTTGGGACGAAGATGATCAAATCTTCTGGCCTAAAAAACCTTATGCATCTTGGGTAAAACATAACGAATCAGCTTCTTGGAAATCACCAATCGGTGATGCTCCAGCACTAACAGCTGAACAAGAATCACAAAATACAGCTGATACTCACAGATGGGGTTACGTCTGGAATGAAGCAAATACAACTTGGGACTTGACAGACTCAAAAGCATAAATTAAAAATGGTGGTGGTATGCAGAAGAAAGTCTTAACAGAACAAGCTCTATATTATGGTGATGTCGATATGCCCAAAGATTGGGACATTGACCGAGATAAATTATCAGGCGACATTTTACAATCAGTAATTCAAAACAAAGATTTTCCGTTTTCACGAACTTGGGATATGTTGAATACATATATGCGAGATCACGTTGGTCTTGAGTATGGTGTTAATTTAATTAACAAAGAAACGTGGGGTAACATTTATAAACCCAGCGAGACTACAATTCCATTATTAAATATAGATCCAGTGGATCTACGTAACTCTCCAGACTTTACATTATTATATGGTGTAAAAGTTAAAGATTGTTTTGTTAGAATACACTTTGAAGATAACAGACGTAAAGGTAGAAGTTGGGATATAGAACTTAAAGATAATATGTTTATAATGTTTCCATCTACTAATATGTATTACTTAACTAACAATCAAAAAGATTCATTAAACTTTGTACAAACAATAACTTATGAATATATCTAATTACTATTGGTATTTTAGTGGTGTGCTTACACCAAAATTTTGTGATGATGTAATAGCTTATGCAAATTCACAAGAAGAAGTTATGGCTAGAACAGGTGGTTATGGAGATAAAAAATTATCTAGAAACGAAGTTAAAGATTTAAAAAGAAAAAGAAACTCTGATTTAGTTTGGTTAAATGATACTTGGATATATAAAGAATTACACCCATACGTCCACAAAGCAAATAGACAAGCTGGTTGGAATTTTGATTGGGAAAGAAGTGAGTCTTGTCAATTTACAAAATACAAACACAATCAATATTATGATTGGCACTGTGATAGTTGGGATAAACCTTATGAAAGAGAAAATAAAAATGATCCTGACCACGGCAGAATTCGAAAACTATCTATGACTTGTCAGTTAACAGATGGTTCAGAATACACAGGTGGTGAATTAGAATTCGATTTTAGAAATTACGATCCACATATGAGAGATGAAGTTAAACATTTAAAAAAAGCAAAAGAAATTTTACCTAAAGGTTCTATTATTGTTTTTCCTTCATTTGTTTGGCATAGAGTTAAACCCGTGACATCAGGCACAAGATATAGTCTTGTTGTTTGGCATTTAGGAAAGCCGTTTAGATAATGTATATAAATAATTACTTTAACACAACCATTTGGTCAGAACAAAAACCAGAGTTTGTAAAATCTTTAACTAAAGCATCTAATAAATATATTAAAGATGCAAGAACAAGAGAAAAAAAATTTATAAAAGAACACGGTGACTTTGGAAGATCATATCATTCAACACCATTAACAAAAGACAATGATTTTATAGATTTTAGAAATTATATTGGTCAAAAATCTTGGGAGTATTTAGATCATCAAGGTTTTGATATGCAACAGTATACAACTATTTTTTCTGAATTGTGGGTACAAGAGTTTGCTAAAAAAGGTGGTGGTCATCATTCAGCACACATACATTGGAATCAACACGTATCAGGTTTTTACTTTTTAAAGTGTAGTGATAAAACATCTTATCCTGTATTTCACGAACCTCGTACTGGAGCCAGAGCTACAAAATTAAAAATGAAACCAGATCAAAAAGGTGTTTGGGGTGGTAGTGAGCTTATACATTTTAAACCTACACCAGGTACATTAATTATATTTCCAGGATTTTTGGAACACGAGTTTAGTGTAGATTTTGGCATAGAGCCATTTAGATTTATACATTGGAACATACAAGCAGTGCCAAAGGAAATGGCTAAAGATGTTTAAGAAAAAAAAGTACACAGTTATCCGTCAAGCAATATCAAAAGACCTAGCAGCTTTTGTTGCAAATTATTTTATGATGCAAAAACAAGTTTATGATACTTGTAGAAACGCTAGATACTTTTCACCCTTTGAAAATATTATAGGTCACTATGAAGGTAAAGACGAACAAATACCAGAAACTTATAGTCAGTACGCAAATATAGCTATGGAAACTTTGTTACTTAAATGCCAACCTAAAATGGAAGAAGTAACAGGACTTAAATTATATCCAGCTTATACATATGCAAGAATATATAAAAAAGGTGATGAACTTAAAAGACACAAAGATAGATTTAGTTGTGAAATATCAACGACTATGAATCTTGGTGGTGATGATTGGCCAATATATCTTGAGCCTGATTCTACAAAAGGTGGTGTAAAAGACGGTATGGGTTATGTATCTGATAATACTAAAGGTGTTAAAGTAGATTTAAAACCAGGAGATATGCTAGTCTATTCTGGCTGTGAGCTAGAGCATTGGCGAAATAAATTTAAAGGTAAGGAATGCGTTCAAGTTTTTCTGCATTATAATAACCGTAA